ATGGACATCCACCAAGCCGTTTCCATCGTGAAACGTCTCCATGCTGAAAAGGGATCTTCGCCGACACGGGACGAGATCAGGGCCAGCGGTGTGTCTGACTACTTCCTGCGCCGCCATGGCGGATTTAATCGCCTGATGAACGAGGCAGGGCTTCCCACCTACCACGATTCGAAAACAGAGCTGGAACCATCTAAGCTTCGGTTTTTATACATTGATATCGAAACCTCGGCCATCCTTGCGCATGTATGGGGTCTGTTTGATCAAAACATCGCGCTCAATCAGATTGATAAGGACTGGAGCATCCTATCCTTCGCAGCCAAGTTTGCTGACGAAGACAAGATGCACTACCTAGATGTGCGTTATGAGGCAGACATCCGCGACGACTCCATGTTGTGCGTGGCCCTTCACCACCTCATGCAGCAAGCAGACTTTGTCTGTGCTCACAATGCTGCCGCCTTTGATGTTAAAAAGATCAACGCGCGCTTCCTTAAGCACGGGCTATCACCGCTTCAACACTATCGGGTGGTGGACACTCTCAAGATTGCCAAGCGTAACTTTAAGCTGACCTCCAATAAGCTAGATTATATCGCATCCTACTTTGGCATTGAGGGCAAGCTGAAGGACCGCAAGTTTCCCGGGCAAACACTTTGGAATGAGTGCCTGAAGCGCAATATGGCCGCCTTTGAAGAGCTTGAAGCCTACAACAAACAGGACGTGGTGGTCCTAGTCCAGGTTCATGAGCGCATACGGGCGTGGGACAAAGGAACTAATAATACGGTATTCACTGGCAATGAGTGCGCCTGTGGTGGCGAGGTGTCTGCGTTGGATCGCTTGAAATGGACCAACACGGGGAGTTTTCGTCTATTCGCTTGCACAAAATGTGGCCGACAATACCAGTCTAGGGAGAATGAGGTTTCTCCCGAACAAAGGAAAGGGCTCCTAAAATGCTAACTCAACGCGCGTACGCTATCCTGGCCGGTATTATCATCTTCGCCACGCTGGCTTTTACCTTCGTCCAGAACGTCCTGCGCTAGGCAGACTATTTTGCAATTGACCGCAATTTGGTCGCATGAATTTTGGATAAAAAACCATGCTCGAAAAGCAGCTCCAGAACCTTGTGCTAGACTGGCTCGCCTCAGTTGGCGTGATGGCGTGGCCAAACGCTGCCGTGAGTGTGTTCGATCCCAGGCGCGGCAAGTTCCGCAAGTCAAATAACAAGCACCACAGAAACGGAATCCCCGACATTCTTGGAGTCATGTCAGATGGTAGGCTTCTCGCGATTGAGCTTAAGCGCCCACCCGAGGGCAAGCGCGCGGAGAAAACGCTCTGGAACATGTGCTCACCGGATCAGCAGGCCTTTATTGTAGAAGCGAATCATCGTGGGGCACTGTGCTTTGTAGCTGACTCTCTTGAGACGGTTCAGCGAAAGATCCAGGGTTCTCCCACTTCCGACCATTAAACTGCCATCCGTTCTTAAGCAACCAAGCACGGATGCCCGGAAACTTCTCAGCAAGTCGCGTGGTGCCCATTGAGTGGATTTGGGTGTGGTGGATGAAGCATAGCGGCATGAGGTTCCACCGCGAAAGGGCGTGTTCCGGATAGGCTTTTCTGGATAGCTCGTGGTGATAACAGACGTGACCCTCTTGGCTCACTCCGCAGGCACAGCACGGTTCAAGGCTTTCCCAGTTCACGGTGACGCTCCTTGTAGAGGCGTTTTACGATCGAACCTAGTACGTAGGGCTGACTATATGGGCGGCGTTTGGTTGGCTTGGCGTCGTGGCTATAGCCGATCTTGTGTTGGCACTCATGGGCGAAGGTCTGCGCCACACTGGCATCATCTCTTCCGAGACGGGTGGAATTGAACCAAATCACCTTGCTGCTGGGATACGTCCAGGCGGTCACACTGTCGCTTCGATGGCGCTTGAACTCTATGACTAGCCCCATGCGTTTCTCGGCACCGCTACGGGCATCCTGGAGCACCTGGGATGGTGTCTTATCAGTGGATGCAAATCCCGGCTTGCCTAGGTAGGTGTGCGCCAGAACCGCGTCCCCGAATTCCTTGCTGGCCAGGATCTCATCAACCTCTGCGATGATGCGCGTCATGCGAGCGGCCTGCCCTGCGGTCCCCTTGATGGCGATCCCGGGCGCGACTACTTCAATCGTAGGCAGGGTGATGGGTTTCCCGGATTGGGGTGGGGTATGCCCATTTTGGGTATTGCAGGCCACTAGAAGCAGGAAGATCAGTGTCTTCATACCCTTATGCTTACAAGCTGTGGCGGGATTGTCTAGTTGTCCACTCTGTCGGGGAGCAAGATGAGGGCAATCACGGCAAGGGCTTGAGACGCGGCCATCTCACTGGTAAGCGTTTCCGTGAGTAGCGATCCGACCAAAATGGAGGCAGTGAGGAAAATGAACGTAAAGGCTAGTCTCACTTCCTCACCTTCCTGGGATCGTCTACGTTGTAGGTGCGCCCGGAATCCCGCAGCGCCATGAACTGGACCAAGCTCACTCGAAAGTCTTTGACATGTGCCAGGCTGGAAACACGAACTCGCCCGATTACCCCACCGCTGGCGCTCTTTACGGCAATCTTTCGGTACTCGTCGATCATCTCAAGGCGGGGGTGGGCCTGCACGAATTCCACCACGTCAGCAAAACACTTTTCTTCCCACTCCCTAGTTTTTGCCGTCTTCATTCCTCGACCCCATGCTTGCGCCTGATGTCTGCGGCAACGTCTTTGATCATCATGTCAACCATGGTGCCAACTGGGATTCCAAGGGCCGCGCAGATGTGCGCCACTCGGTGATGCGGAACCTTCACGCGACCCATCTCAATCTGGGAAAGCTGCTGCCAACTCATCCCCAGCATCGGCGCCATCCGGTGCAGCGGCTTTTTTCCCCGAATTTTTTTTAGAAGCGCCCCTACGAACTTGTAGCGTCCTGGCCTGCTCTCTTCCATAAATCTCCCAAATGTCATTGTTCCGTGCCACAAATCTTAGTATTGCTGCACACGCCTCCGCATCACTCACCGCGTCGTGGTGCTTGAGATCGAAACCAATATGCCTGCACACCTTGTCGAGCGAGTACCCGTCCAGCTGCATGGTCGCCATGGCGAGTGTGTGAGTCGATAGTACGTGTCGGAATAGTCGTGCAAATTGGAAGTGGTCTGCTTTTCCGCCCGCTAGGAAGTTGTCTAGGTATTGAACCTGAAGAGCGGCATAGTCGAACGCAGCGAACCGACCCGCGTGCTTGTTGGCGTGGCATACGAACGTGTGCGGGGTGCCGACCCATGCCAGGAAATCTTCAAGCCCAGCGCTCTTGGGTGGGTAGCTCATTGCTACCTCTTTGGAGATCCCATGCACCCGTGCGGCGTCGTCTGCGAAGTTGTCCCAAAGTGTGGGGCGCATACGATAGACGACAGAATCAGTGGCCTCGAGGTTTTCGTCCAGCTTGATGGCCGCAATCACTAGCGGCTCGCACGACATCGGAAGCCGTCCGGTCGACTCAATGTCCACCACGCAGAAGCTCACCCTTTGTTTTCCATCTGCATGAGCTTATCAATCCAGGCGCTGGCGGCGTTCGACGTTTCGGGGAAGGGGTGAGATTTAAGGTTAACACCCTTTTCTTTTGCAAGGCGCTCAATCATTCCAATCTGCTTTGGGCTTGGCGGATAGTCTCGGTTGGGGATGTCTGATTTTTTCTGGCGCTCACTCCCCCCACTGCTTTCCCGCATAGGTGCCGAGACGCTTTCGGCGTCATCGTCTTCGGTAGGAATTCCTAGTGCAGCCTGGAGGCTGTATCGCTTGAGATATGTGATGAGTGCGCCCAGCTTCTGCGGGTCATTCTGGTGCGGCACGATGATCTCCGAAAGCTCCGACTGCCCCGAAGCGTGGATTATCTTGGTCTGGAGAATGTTTCGCTCGCCGTCCACCCGCATGGTCTGAAGGAAGCCCAGCCCGTTCTTGGCAAGCAGCGGCGATACCGCCTGGATGATGCCGGAGAGATCCGCAAAATTGCTTTTGTAGTGCGGATTGCTGGCTTCCTTTGGGACGGGTTTCATCTCACCCTGAAACTTTACCAGTGCTTTGTATAGCTCACTCATTGCTTTTCTCCATGTGGTTAACGCTATCGCGCACAATGTCCATTAGTGTTAAAAGCATAGCCTCGTGACAGGATGCCCGGCTCTCAAATGGCATCGACTTCGTCTTCTCCATCTCCTCGTCTATCATCTTGAGCGCAATCCCAAGAATAATCGCCTCCGAACTTGTCCCCATCGCATTCCTCCAGGCTCAAAAAATATTCAGCGACCTTTGACATGTTTCTCCTCTTGCTTCTTGATCCAATCCTCCAACGCGGGCTTCCAATCCGGGCGAGTCACTGGCGGCTGGCACTTGCATCGTTCGGCCAGGAACTGCAACTCTGTCCCACAGGTATCGCAGTAGGCGGTGCCGTCGTTGAATTCAATCTTGCGCGGTTTCATGATGTCCTCTAGATAGCCCCATTATACAGAATCCGCATCGTGCGTGGCGGCATGTAGTAAAACTTTTAGGGTAAGCCTACAAATAGCGGTTTTGTCGGGCACTAACCCCGTGCCTAATCGGCTTGGCATACGGATCATTTATGTATGGGGGTGGCATGAAAAAGCACTATGACATACTGGGATGCCGCTACACCGCCAGGTTGGTGCCTAAAATGCCCCAGGGCTTCGAGAGCGCGCTCGGGCTATGTGATACGGTGACCAAGACTATATACATTCTAAAGGGCGTCCCAGAGGCCAATAGGCGCGAGATCCTAAGGCATGAACTTGGACACGCGGTTATGGCACAGTGCGGCGCAGACCAGTCAGTTAGCCCCGAGCTATTAGAGGTCATTGTCCAAAGCTTCGCGAGCGCCTGGGGTTCAATCCCGTGACTGCCCAGGTGATCTACCTACCCCTCGCAAGATGCAAGCGCATGACCCTGGAGGACATCCAGCACGTGCAGAAGCTTCAGGACGACATCAATTCGTGGCGTGCCAAGCTGGCCAACGATACGCGCGCAATGGAGCCCGGTGAGCGGTGGATATGCAAGCAGAGATTCCACGCGCGGTTTCGGGAGTTCTGGCGGATCTACGAGGGATTCAGGGAAGAGAAGTCAGCAATGCGTGTATACTAGCTATCTAATTATTAGATAGGACGATTCGTGTTGGGTTAAATAGGGTAGACGAGCAGCCCTAGGGGATTCCTATTTCGTCCCTTGATTCTGGTCAATTCGTAGGTTGCACACGGCCAGATGAAACCCATGAAGTAGGCTCGTTCGCTCCCCCGGCTCCGAAGATGTAACTAGTCTTGGTTTTGGTGTGAGAGTTGAAAAGAGGCAAGAGTAGATAGCGAAGGGTTTAAGTCCCGGGACTAGTCTGACTCCCCTCTTTTTCTATTCGCAGCCACCCTCACCAAAGATGTATTCTATGGGACTAGCACTAAGAGACTTAGAGCTTCCCTGGGAATGTTTTACAAAGAGTCTTTAAACTAACCCTGTATTGTGCGATTAGAGGTGCACACCGGGAGCTAAAGTGAATCAGGAAGAACTCGACAAGCAGTGGCAGGAATCCTTCCTCCGAATCCTTGCCGCCATCCAGACGGTTGACGAGGACGAGGCTTGTGAGCTTTTTATGCGATCACTGGACGACACCGAAGAGAGTTTCTTGGAAGAGGTGGCGCATAGGGCACCGAGGAAATATAGGCGCTGGTAACGCATCGGGCCTAGATTATCCCACCCTAGCGATCTAATATTCCTCCATGGAATTTTCTACCTACTCCACTCTGATGGAGACGTTCATCACCCAGGCACTCGACCGTGCCTGTATCTCATTTGCTACTAACCGAGCAGTTTACACACCACCAACCACAGCGCAGGAGGCCGAAATCTTCTCGGATGCTCTTGCACTTGCGAGACGGGTTAACCCTGGCGAAGGGCTGACGGTGCTCAAGTCGGATATTGCCCAGTGGATCACGGATTATAGAGATTTTAAGCAGCTAAAGAACGGGAATATTCCCCGGTTTAAAAAGCGTATAAATGAACCGCATGATGAACTTTTTTAGATTAATGAATTCACCGACCATGGACATATGGTTGCAGCACGGCGTTCTATTCGAGGGGGACGAGGGGATGAACAAAACAGTCACAACACTCTGGCTTGAGCACGACACTCTCGTGGAAGTAAGGCTCACCAAGGGGTTTAAGCGCGCCCACGTTCGTTACGATGATCTCAGGTTTGATCTTCCGTTCATGGTGTTCATCGGGCTCGCCGCTGACCGTGACTGGCAATGGGTGGGTGTGTTGTGAAATCACACTTTGATTGTTTCAGCGCCCTAGTTTCAGGCAAGGTTCTTAGGTATGGGAATACCAATGACAGGATAAAGCTAATTAACGGCGACCTACTAAGATCGAGTGGAAACACCCGCTGGGTGGAGTTTGATGAGGTTTTCAATGCCAATGATTGGGATGTTTGCGACAAGCCCATGCCACCTGAGCTTGAGGAGGCAGAGCTGAATTATAGGCCACACAGGCTATACTTCAGGGAGCGTCACATTTTGCGTTTGCGCAAGCTTTTATAAATGATCGGAGAATCAATGCCTGAAAAGCGCGAGATGCAAGATGAGGTTGAGCGTCTCGAGATGGAGCTGGCCGAGCAGCGCAAGGCATGCAGGCACCACCTTAAGACGCTTGCCCGATCCCACCAACACACAGTTCGCGAATTGCAAACTGCGATAAAAGACGCCCTCCGCGTGATGCGCCCATGCAGGGAGACGGCAGAGGCATACGGCATTTTGGCAGCGGCGATTGATTATAAGCAGGGGGAGTAAGTGACAAAAAACGTAACGTACGTGGAAAAAGAGGCGCGAGATTACGAGACGCAGTATTGTGGAGAGGACTACTCAGACGTTACTGACGGGGTGAATCGAAAGTCCATTCGTGCTGCCTTCATCGCAGGCGACGCCCACGGATACCAGCGGGCGGTGAGCGGGGCAAGGGGGGGGCTGGATCGGTGGTTGAATGATAACCGCCACCTTTTTGAGTATAGCAGACCCGCTAGATTTGCTGCCGAAGTATGGACCGCCGCCCGCCTCTCCTGCGCGAAGGAGATGGCGGAGAAGGATGCGAGGATTGACCGCCACGAAAACTACACGGTGCCAGGGTTCGAGCAGTTGATGGATGAGGCGAGAAGCCGCATCGCCGCCCTAGAGGATGAGCTTGCTGCCATGTGGACAGACGAACTAACCAGCACCAGCAGGGAAGACTGCCGGGAAAAGGGTATCTATCCCCTGGCGCAAGAGATTGCGGATAAAAACAAGCGCGCCGCTTTGGAGAAGCACAAGAATGGAACCTGAAATCTTAGAACACATCGCTAAAATAAACGCCCAGCCCCTCATCGACATGGAGGGCGAGACTGTGACCATCGTGAAGCTGTCGAATAACAACGGCAAAGACACGGCGGTGGAGGTGGGATTTAGGACGACGGGCAAGCTCAGCGTGCTAAAGTCCGACGCTGTTATCGGCGTGCTGGTGATGGACGACATCCTTCAGACCTTTGTCCGCACCTCTATCGTGGTCAATGTCGAGCCAATCGAGAACGGAGTGCTGGCACATACGCTGAACTCGACCTATCGGATCACCAAGGGCGAGCAATGAGCGACAGCCTAGACGCCGATCTTTTGTGGGATCTCCGCAGACCAATGGCGGCCAGCGCCCCATGGAAACCCACCCACTACAAGGTCGGATGTTGCGGTGACGTGATCCATTCAAGGTCTCCGGGGCAGTATCAGGCATGCCAGTGCGGCAAGAGCTTCGTGGATCAGACGCGGGAGTATGTCCGGTGCGGGGGTCCCAAGGACTTTGAGGTGATTGACCAACCGGATGTCGCGCTGGACAATATTTAAGGTAGTTCATCACTACCTCCTTCCGCCCCTGGGAACTCTCCATGGATGGGGAACCTGGGGGCATCTTGACAGAAAAGCTCAGCGGCGCGAGCCTTAACGCAGGATAAGAGAATTCTTTCCGTGCGAAGGCACAAGGCGCGTCATGAAAAAATCACCAGCAAGACCATCTCATGAGTGAGATTGGGGCCATCCGCGCCATTATTTCTAGTGTCAGAACCAAAGTTGACGGCTCCGTAGCTATAACGCTTGAAGCTAACCCTGACGAAATTCAGGTGGTCAACAAGCTCATGCAGCTATTCCTAACCGATAAGCGCCTCGTCACTGTCGCCTTCATAAGCGAGGACGAATGAAGCTTAACGGTCGCCCATCAATATACCTCCCTGAATACGACCAAGAGCTTTATGACCACATGGCCGAGGGTTATTCCTATGAGTCCTTTGCAGGGCGCATCGGCGTGGCAAGGGCGACAATCTACACCTGGGAAGCACTGCATCCAAGCTTTCTAGATGCCAAAAATGCTGGACGCGAGGCGCAACTGTTTGCAAACGAGAAGACATTGCACAACATCGCCAAGGGCAAGATGAGGGACGCCAACGTCACTGCCCAAATCTTTATCATGAAGAACTGCCATCGATGGGTAGACCGGCATGAGGTTGATCAAACAATATCAGCAACGGGCATCACGCTTAACGTAACCACCGATGAGGCGAAGCTATGAATAAAGTGATTCACGGCGACTGCCTGGAAGTTCTTAAGACCATGGCAGACTGCTCTGTCGACTCAGTAGTCACGGACCCGCCTTACGGCATCTCATTCATGGGCAAGAAGTGGGACCACCAAGTCCCTAGCGTAGACGTGTGGCGCGAGTGCCTGCGCGTGCTCAAGCCGGGCGGTCACATGCTTGTCGCCTGTGGAACCCGAACACAGCATCGGATGGTGGTGAATATCGAGGATGCAGGTTTCGAGATACGCGACGTGATTACTTGGCTGTACGGCAGTGGTTTCCCGAAATCACTAGACGTCAGCAAGGCGATTGATAAAGCCGCCGGAGCGGAGGGGCCCATTATTGGAAAAAACCCAGCATTTCGCGCCCGCCAACTAGATCACGACACGGATTGGGAAACCGCCATGCGACCTGAGCATAAGCGCGGACCCGCAACCGACGCCGCGAAACAATGGCAAGGCTGGGGCACCGCACTCAAGCCCGCCTGTGAGTTCTGGACGCTCACCCGCAAGCCACTGACTGGCACCGTTGCGCAGAACGTGCAGGAGCACGGTACGGGGGCGATTAATGTGGATGGGTGTCGCGTTGATACTAGCGATACTGATCTTGAAGAGCTAAATCGCCCAAACAAGCGGCCAGGTGATGGAGCTTCTGGATTCATGACATCCACTGCCAGGCAATTTACTCCCGCTTCCGGCCGCTGGCCAGCAAACCTAATCCTGGATGAAGTCGCAGCGGAGATGCTGGATGAGCAGGGTGGGGTGCTTAAGTCGGGCGCTATGAATGCCGTCCGGTCAGACAGGCTGGGCTACCACGGGAATGGGTCAGGGGCCGAGTGGGATCACGGCCCGAATTCCGGCGGCGCCTCCCGCTTCTTCTACGTCGCCAAGGCGAGCAAGGCGGAGCGAAATGCGGGGTGCGAGGGACTACCGTTGGTCAAAGTTAAATTCAGGGAAGGGGTTTTGGACGAGAATGGATTTCATGGACAAACAGGCAAACCAAACAAACCGATAACCAACCAAAACCATCACCCCACAGTTAAGCCCATCAAGCTCATGCGCTACCTCTGCCGCCTCATCACGCCACCAGGCGGGACAGTGCTTGATCCATTCACTGGGTCGGGGTCCACCGGTGTGGGCGCTGCTGCCGAGGGGTTCGACTTCATCGGCATTGAGCGCGAGGCGGAATACGTGGCGATTGCGTCTGCCCGATATGGTGCGGCTACCCACGCGGCTAATGCAGTTTAAGAACACCGTTAAGCAGGACCAGCTTATGGCGATGCTTGCCGGTGACGCTCGCTACCTCATGGCCTACGGTGGCTCGAGAAGCGGCAAGACCTTTGGGCTATGCAAGGCGCTTCTAATCCGCGCATCCAAAACTAAGTCACGTCACGCCATCCTTAGGCTTAAGTTTAACCACGCTAAAACATCCATCTGGATGGACACACTCCCAAAGGTAGCGTCTCTCTGCTTCCCTGGGCTAATCACGCACGACAACTGGAATAAGACGGACTACTGCCTGAGCCTATCGAACGGCTCAGAGATATGGGTGGGCGGTCTAGACGATGCCCAGCGGGTAGAAAAGATTTTGGGCAAGGAATACTCCA